TAGAACCACAACTAGAACCGCCATTTTGTTTAACGTGATTAGAACCACTACTAGAACCGCCATTTTGTTTAACGTGATTAGAACCACAACTAGAACCTCCATTTTGTTTATCGCGTTGTGATCCACAACTAGAACCACCATTTTGTTTATCGCGATTTGATCCACAACTAGAACCGCCATTTTGTTTATCGCGTTGTGATCCACAACTAGAACCGCCATTTTGTTTATCGCGATGTGATCCACAACTAGAACCACCTTTAAAAGTTAAATCAGCATCTAAATTTTTAAGATATTGTTTAAAAGATTCAGTTTTAGGGCGACTAGTTCCAACACCATCATCACCACAATTACTTCCACCAGATTGTTCTAATGGTATAGGACCTCCATAATTCATAAATTTATTATCTAAATCAAGAGATGCTTGAGGATTTAAATTGTGAGCATTTGCTTCACCAGCACCACTATAAATTGCTTTATCATTTGTATAATCTAATACACATGCATTTGAAACACCACCACGTTGAGTTTTTTTAGAAAAAGAACGTTTAGATTTTTTAGCAATTTTATTGGAAGTTTTAGATAATTTATTAAGTTTTCTACCACTGCAAGACATTTTTTAAAATATAATATAAGTTAGTTTAAATATGAGTTAGTTTAAAAGTATAACTTAAATTTATATAATTAATTTTAAAATTATTATATATTAATATTAATAAATATTATTATTATTATTAAAATGGTAATTATAAATTTTTATTAATTTAAAAATAATATGAATTAAATTAATAATCTTAAATATAATCTTAAATATAATTTAAATAAAATTTATATAATTTAAATAAAATGACAGACGAATTAATAAAAAAGGACATAATACCTGAAATAAGAGTTGGTGTTGGTGGTAATATTGATGCTGGTAAATCAAGTTTTGTTGGTGTAATGACACAAAATGTATTAGATAATGGTAGAGGTTATGCTAGGTCATTTGTAATGAAACATAAACACGAATTGGAGAGTGGAAGAACAAGTGTTGTAGTTCAACATTATATACGTAATGAAGATAAGATTATTGAATTTACAGATTTAGCAGGACACGAAAAATATCTTAAAACAACAATAAAAGGGATTAGTGGATGTTTAATAGATTATGTTGCTATTATAATAAATGCTAATACAGGAATACAATTAATGACACGAGAACATATCAGTTTAGTATATACATTAAGAATACCTATGTTTATTGTTTATACTAAAACTGATTTATGCCCTCCTAATATTTATAAAATGAATTTAGATTATATTAATACTTATTATAAAAAGAAAATGGGTTTAAATACGTGTGTCATTAGTAATGATGAAGAAAGAAAAGAAATACAATCTAGTTTTACTAAAGGAACTAAATCAGTGCCTATTTTTCCTATAAGTAATGTATCTGGAAATGGCGTTGAACTTGTAAAAACATTTATAAAAGAATTAGAACTTTATACGAAATATAAAGATGTCTATAATGGTAATACTAATTTTATAATAAATAAAACATATATTGTTAATGGAATAGGTATGGTAATTAGTGGTGTTCTTAAATCTGGCACAATAAAAAAAGGTGATGTATTATATCTTGGACCAAATGGTAATGGATTTTTACGTGATGAAAATAATGTTATACTTGATAAAACAACATTAAGTAAAAAGATGATAACAAAAATAACTACTAAAATTGAATATAAACAAAATGAAACGAAACAAAATGAAACGAAACAAAATGAAAGTGATTTACATAATTATTATAAAGTTGTTGTTAAAAATATACATAATAATTTTAAAGAAAATGTAGATGTATTATACGCAGGTCAATCAGGATGTTTTAATATTAAACCTCATAGTAATAAAACAGTATTAAAACGTAAAATGGTAAAAAAAGGTATGAGATTAGTGAGCGTTATTAATAGTGTAAGTGAATTTGATGCGAAAATAAAAATATTACATAATCCATCGACTATTACTAAAAAATACCAACCTACAATTAATTGTGAAGGTATATCACAATGTGTTAAAATATTAGAAATGGATAAAGAATATTTAAGGTCATTTGATGAAGCCAATGTGAGATTTAAATTTATGTATAAACCAGAAGTAATTGAACCAGGTTCTCTATTTTTATTTAGAGAAGGATTAACAAAAGGAATTGGGAAAATTATTAATGTGTATTAAATATTTATCATTAAAAATTTATTATTAAAAATTGATTTTTATTATTTAAATTAATAATTAATATCAATTTATAATATTATCTAATTTTAATCTAATTCTAATTAAATTGAAAAATATAGTATAAAAAATGTCTTCACAATCAAATGAAACACCTAAAACAAATAATAAAGGTGAAACTAATGAAAAGAATGACAAAAATAAATTAAATAAACTATATAATAAATTATTTACTCCAAAATTAAATAAATTTGTTAATACAATTGATACAATTGCTGAAGAAAATAAAGATGAAACTAAATCTAAAGAAACTAAACAAGCAGAAGCGTGTTTTACTTTTTTAGGTCATAATATGAATAGTATTTGTAATGAAAAAGACCACGATGGATATGGATTAAAATTTTTTCAATGTATGGATTGTTCTCATTAAATTATAAAAACATTACTAAAAAATTTAATAAATTTATTTAGTTTATGTAAAAATATTTTAACTTTTTATTATTTAAATAGTTTTATTTTTTATTAATTATTTTTTTTATTTTAATTAAATTTTATATATATATAATAAATAATAATTAATTAAAATTTTAATAAAAATGTTAAATACTAAATTAATTATTTCAATATTTATAATATTTATAATATTTATTATTATTTTTTATATAAAAAAAAAAATTATTGATAAATTTAATATAAATAAATCACACGCTTTATTTGTATTAAAAAAAAATATCCAACCTAACAAAGATACACATCCATTAAGTATTAATGCTTATATAAGTTCCTATAATTATAGGGCTTATACAAGTGGTTTTGGAGGAACAGGTGTAGCACCTTTAAATTATGGAGGAACGTATAGAAATTTTGAAGAAATTGTAAATTATTATAATAATATTAATAATAATAGTATAGTTGGTTGTGGAGGACATTGTAGTGCAACACTACAAGATTATAAAGAAATTTATGACGTAAGAGATACATCAAAATTGTTATATCCTCCTGATGAAACTAATAATATAGAAGCAGGTAATATATTAGAAAAATTAAGAAAAGATTATTTAGCAGAGAGTATAGAATATTGGGGTGAAATTATACCAACCACAACCACCACTCAAACACCAACCACCACTACAAAAGCACCAACCACCACTACAAAAGCACCAACCACCACTCAAACACCAACCACTACAAAAGCACCAACCACCACTCAAACACCAACCACTACTCAAACACCAACCACCACTCAAACACCAACCACTACCACAATACCAACCACTACCACAACACCAACCACTACAAAAGCACCAACCACCACTCAAACACCAACCACTACTCAAACACAAACCACTACCACAATACCAACCACCACTCAAACACCAACCACCACTCAAACACCAACCACTACTCAAACACCAACCACTACTCAAACACCAACCACTACTCAAACACCAACCACCACTCAAACACCAACCACCACTCAAATACCAACCACCACTCAAAAACCAACCACCACTCAAATACCAACCACCACTCAAAGACCAACCACCACTCACACACCAACCATAACACTAATTACGTTAAATAATCAAGAAATAGAAAATACTACTAATTCTATATTAGAAAATACTAATTACAAATTATTATTTAATAATAATACATTAAAAATATGTAATAAAAATAGTAATGAATGTACTATTATATATGAATATATTGGTGATAGTAATAATATCTTATTAGTATTATATAAAGAAGGATATATGGAAATTATCAATAAAGATAATAATAATATATTATGGACACATAAACAAAATATTGAAGCATTTTTTAATATTTCTAATGATATATCATATAATTTAATATTAACAGAAAATGGAGAATTAAAAATAACAGATAATAATAATAATTTAATATGGTCTAATATTACACAACCAACTACAACAAAACCATTAATTACACAACCAATAAATACACATTCTAATAGTTCATCAAATTTAATACCTATTTTAAATGCTGGTATTGATTTACTAAATATTTTTAGTGATAAAAATTATATGTCAGAACGCGGTATTCATTTTAATTCTAAAATGAAAGGTCCTCATACTAATTTATACCAAAAGAATTTTTCAGGAACTTCTAATGTATATTCACCATATTTACATTATAATAAAAATAATACTGATAATATAGTATAAATATTTAACTTTTTTATTTTTTTATAAATTTTTCATTTTTCTTATTAATTTTTAAATAATATTAATATATAATATAATAAGTATAATAATAATAATATTTAATAAAAAATATAATAATATTTAATAAATAAAAATGAATATAATATCAACTATAACATTATCAAAAACAATTCATAAAGATATAAATGCTAGTATTATTCCTGTATTATTAACTCAACTTAAAACGCACACTTTATTTAATTATGTCTCTAGATTTATACCTATTCCTAAACATTATAATACACTTTTAAATACAATTGAAGAAAATATGAAAGAAAATAATCTAGGTATGGCTAATTTAACTATTGAATATAATAATACTAATTATAGTAATAATAGTAATTCTATAATTAATGATACTAAAAAAACTAAAAAATCAAAACAAACTAAATCAAAACAAACTAAATCAAAGCATACTAAACAAACTAATACCATACACCAACTTTTTATTATACCTATAAATGATTTATCTTATAATAAAAAAAATGGTAGTGAATTATTAGAATTAGCAAGAATATCTGGCAATGCTATGTTTAATAGATTAAAAAATAATAAAATAGTTAAAGTAAATATTATTGATACGCTAGATACAACTTCTAATGAAACTACTTATATTAAAGCCATTATGGAAGGTTTATTATTATCATCTTATCGTTTTTTAAGTTATAAAACAGAAAATTCATTAACAAAGAAAAAAGATAAATTTGAAATAAAACAAATACATCTTGTTTTACCATCATATAAACGTGATATACATAAAGATAGTATTATAGATAAATTACAAAAATTACTCAATCAAATTAAAAGTGTATTTTTAACTAGAGATTTAATAAATGAACCAGCCAATGCTACAAAAATAAATTTATTTATTACGACTGTAAAAAATTATATTAAAGAAAATAATATACCTATTAAATTAAAAGTATTAGATAAAGATGATTTAGAAAAATTAAAAATGGGTCTAATTTTAGGTGTAGGTAAAGCAAGTATTAAAGAAAATGAACCTAAAATTATGATATTAGAATATGATGGTGTAGATAGTAAAAATAAAAAAAATACTAAAGATATTAAAGATAAAAAAGATACTCCCGAATATGTTTTACTAGGTAAAGGCATTACATTTGATACTGGAGGAACTAATTTAAAAAGAGGTCGCAGTTTAATTGAAATGAAAACAGATATGTCAGGAGCAGCAGTAGTTGCTTCTTTTTTACTAGGTTATGCTATGAATAAAGGGTCTAAAAATATATATGCGATGTGTCCTTTGGTTGAAAATAACATTGGTTCGGGAGCAATAAAACCTAGTGATGTATTAACATCATATAGTGGTAAAACAGTAGAAATTACAAATACAGATGCCGAAGGTCGTCTTATATTAGCCGATGTTTTATCTTATGTATCTAAAAAATATCCTAAATCTACAATTATAGATTTTGCTACATTAACAGGACAACAAGAACAATTATCTTGTAAAATGTTTAGTAATATATTATCATCTAATAGCGAAAGTGAAGTAAAAACATTAATTGAAAAAGGAAAACATATTAATGAAGCATTAGTAGAATTACCTATGATGGATAAACATTTAAGTAAATTAAAAAGTTATGTTGCTGATATTCGTAACGCAAGTTTTAGTTGTAATGCTGATATTATAATGTCCTCATTATTTATGAAACAATTTATAAATAAAAATACAAAATGGATACATATTGATATAGCAGGACAAAGTTATAAAACAGATGATATTATAAAATACGCATCTCCAGAAGCAAGTGGTGTTGGTGTTAGATTATTATTTGCGTACTTTGAATAATATTAATTAATAATAAAATACATAATACTATTAAAATTTGAAAAATGGATATTTTAAAATAACTACAAAAAATTGATTTTTTAATTTATAAATTTAATTATTGTCTTCTCCCCAAGAAAACTATCTATTTTAATTAATAGTATTTTTTATTTTACTTTTTTATTTTATTTTTTTTTTTAATATTTATTATTAATAGTAAATTAATATTTATAGTATATAATTTTTCATAATGTATTTAAAACAATTATTAAATAATAAATTTAGTATTATTATTATAATTTTAATAATAATAGTAATTTATTATATAAATAATAATATTATAAATAGTGAAGAATTTGAGGGTAATAATAATGATTTAAATAATACAAATATCAAAAATGCTGTTAATGAATGGATTAATGAAGATACACGTGCGAGTGCTGAAAGTAAATATGGAGGACATATATCAAAATGGGATGTTAGTAAAGTGACAGATATGTCTGAATTATTTAAGGATAAACCTAATTTCAATGAAGATATATCAAAATGGGATGTTAGTAATGTCACTACTATGGAAGATATGTTTGTAAATGCTATAAATTTTAATCAACCTATTGATAATTGGAATGTTAGTAATGTCACTAATATGAAAGGTATGTTAGGAGGTATCACAAATTTTCAAAGAAACTTTGGAGATGATATTACTAAGACTACTATAAATTTTAATCAAGATATATCAAAATGGAATGTTAGTAGTGTTATTGATATGAGTAATATGTTTAGGAATGCTATAAATTTTAATCAAGATATATCAAATTGGGATGTTAGTAATGTTATTAATATGAATAGTATGTTTAGTAATGCTAAAAGTTTTAATAAAGATATATCACAATGGGATGTTAGTAATGTAACAGATATGTTTGGATTATTTCAAAATGCTAAAGAATTTAATCAATCTATAAATAATTGGAATGTTAGTAATGTAACTAATATGAAAGCAATGTTTCAAGGTGCAACAAATTTTAATCAAGATTTATCAAAATGGGATGTTAGTAATGTTACTGATAATTTGATGATATTCTCAAATGCAAGTAATTTTAATGGTAATATATCAACCTGGAATGTTAGTAAAATTACTAATATGATGGACATGTTTAATAATGCTATAAGTTTTAATCAAGATATATCCAATTGGGATGTTAGTAATGTTATTTATATGCACAATATGTTTTATAATGCTAGAAGTTTTAATCAAGATATATCCAATTGGAATGTTAGTAATGTCGCTACTATGAATGGAACTTTTTTTAATGCTAGAAGTTTTAATCAAGATATATCAAATTGGAATGTTAGTAAATTAGAGAACACACTTAATATGTTTTCTAATACAAATTTATCAACTATTAATATTAATAAAATAAAAAACAAATGGATTATATATGAAAATATTAATGATAGAATTTTAAATCATGCTTTCTTATTTATTTTTGATGGAAAAAATATTGATATAACAAATAATAATACAATTATTCTAGAAAATGACAATTTTAAATTTGAATTTAAAGATAATAAATTACAAACATGTAATAAATCCACATTTAATTGTGATATATTTTTTGAATATGTAGGTGATATTAATAATATTACTTTAATGTTAAATATTGATGGTTCTATAGATATTATTAATATAACAAATTACGAAAAATTATTTAAAACTAAAAAAATTCTAATTGAAAACTTTAATGATGAATATGTAAATAAACTATTAAATTTAGTATTATCTAATGATGGAGAATTACTAGTAATGGATGAAAACACAATTGTTCATAAAATTATTACTGATAAAGAATTACAAACAACACAACCTTATACAACACAACCCCAAACTACACAACCCCAAACTACACAACCCCAAACTACACAAGCAAATGTAAGCAATGATAATCAATTATTATCTAATATTTCAGATGAAACTATTATTTCTTTTTTAAATAGTGGTGTTGATTTAATGAAACTTTATTCTGATAAAAATTATATGTCAGAAAAAGGTATGCATTTTGATTCTCAACTTAAAGGACCATCTACTAATATATATCAAAAAAATTTTTCAGGAACTTCTAATGTATATTCACCTTATTTATATTATAATAAAAATAAAAATACACAACCAATTATTACTGAAGAACCTATTACAACAATATATGAAACTTATTAGTATAATAACTAAAATGGTATCGGTATTGATAATAATAATATAGTATAATAATGTCTAATAATACTGATAATACTGATATAACATTTATTGAAAAATAAAAAAAATCGAAACTAATCGATGTCTTCTCCCCAGATGACAACCTATCTAATTAAACTCTTTAGTTTTAAACTTAATTAAATGGCACTATATGTGCTTATCGATTAAATTACTTTCAGATTTTATGTTTAACTATACAATGATAAAATATTCATTATATAGAAAAACATTTATAATTATAAAAAAATAAGAAATCAATTTTTTTTTAAATATAACTTTTTTTTCTTATTTATTTTTATATTTTATTTAATAATTTTCAAATAATTTTCAAATAATTTAATATTTTCGATAGTTTTTAATATTTTTTTTATATTTTTTAGTGTAAAATTTAATTATTTAAATGTAATCTATTTAATTGTATTTTTTTATAATTAAAATATTCAAGTAAAAAAATATTTGTTTAATTTAATAAACGCTTTACAAACTTTAATAACTTTATTTATATTAACTAATTAAAATGGGAGGAGGTCTTATGCAACTTGTCGCTTATGGTGCCCAAGATATTTATCTTACTGGCAACCCTCAAATTACCTTTTTCAAGGTCGTTTACCGTCGTCACACCAACTTCGCTGTTGAATCTATTGAACAAACCTTTAACGGAAGTGCTGATTTTGGCAAACGTGTCACTGCCACCATCTCTCGCAATGGTGATTTAATTCAACAAATGTATCTTGAAGTTGAAACCCCTGCTATGGGTAGTGGTACTTTGTTTACCTATGGTTTTGGTAATGCTCTTGTTAAACAAGCCGAAATTGAAATTGGTGGTCAACTCATTGATCGTCAATATGGTAACTGGATGAACATCTGGACTGAACTTACAGTCCCCGAAGGTAAACGTGCTGGTTATGATGATATGGTTGGTAACAAAGCCATTGGTGGTAGTCAAACTGGTTCTATTGATGCTAACGTTCCCACTCGTTTCTATGTTCCCCTTCAATTCTGGTTTAACCGCAACCCTGGTCTTGCTCTTCCCCTTATTGCTCTTCAATACCACGAAGTTAAACTTAACCTCGAACTTCGCCCTGCTATCGAATTAACTAATGGTGCCACTTCCAGTGCCACTGGTCTTGGATGCAAACTCTATGTTGACTACATCTACCTTGACACTGATGAACGTCGCCGTTTCGCCCAAGTCAGCCACGAATACCTTATTGAACAAGTTCAATTTACTGGTGCTGAATCTGTCACTGTTGGTGCTACCAAAAATGTCACCCTTAACTTTAACCACCCCGTTAAAGAACTTGTCTGGGTTCACACTAACACCGCTAATGCTACTGCTGGTTTTGACAAGGGTAACAGATGGTTTAACTATGCTGGTTGCACTTCCGCATCTGATGATGTTGATTCTTTCACCTCTGCTCTTCTTCAACTTAACGGTCATGACAGATTTTCTGTCCGTTATGCCGACTATTTCCGCAAAGTCCAAAACTACGAACACCACTGCCGTGTTCCCCGTGTTGGTCGTGAAATAGATGGTGGTGATAACGCACGCCAACAATATATCTACACCTACTCCTTTGCTCTTTCCCCTGAAGAACACCAACCCAGCGGAACCTGCAATTTCTCCCGCATTGACAATGCCGTTCTTCAACTTAAATATGGTGCTGAATCTACCTTCAAAGCACAAGACCAAGACATGAACCTCAGCGTCTATGCCGTTAACTACAACGTTCTCCGTATTATGTCAGGCATGGGCGGTTTAGCTTATAGCAACTAAATATTTCAAATAAACCTTATATTATTTTATTATTTATAATTTCATTTATAAATTTTAAATAATATAAATTTTTTATAAATTCAATTATTTTTACCTTTTTAAATTCAATTATAAACTATAGTTTAACTTTCTATATATCAATAATAAAAATACAATATATCAATAATAAATTTAATTTCAAATTTTAAAATCTAAATTAAACTATATTAATTAAAATCTAAATTAAAATTAAATAAATAAATAAAATAAACTCTAACTATCATT